TGTTTGTAATCTATAAATGCAATAAGTATCCAGAGAGTTTTTTCAGAACCAACCCATTTCTAATCGAGTTTCTTCTGGTATCATTGTCATGTTGAATGGTGGGGAGAATGTGCAGTTAACTATACAATCCTTTGCACCTGTATCCTGTAGACCAGCATTCTTTATTCCTCTACTAATCTCATCAGCCATAGGACAGAACGCACTTGTTAATGTATGAGTGATAGTTACAATGTATTCTTCTATTTGTATATCGTATATTAATCCAAGATGTATTACGGATATCTGTGGTATCTCTGGGTCGTAAACCTGTTCCAAGTTCTTAACGACCTTTTCCATCATTGTGTTTTTTTCTTCTGGTGTCATACTATTATTTATTTACACCCCCCCCCCTAAAACTGAGCGACCTTTGATTTACCTTCCCTAGATAAATACTTGACACTTATACCGAATCATGGTATAGTAATAGTATGAGATTAATGACTGACGATTATATTATGAATGTAACAAGTGTTCCCCTAGAGGAGTGAGTGGACTCCCTAGTGGGGCCGCAGTAGACTTGAAGTTTCTTTCATTGTTTCTCATAATTGATAAGGAGAGAATATGTATTTGAATCGTAAAGAAGAACGAGAGGCGAAACTCTCAAAGAGAAGTCTGATAGAATTAGAGGACGAACTGTGGAGACTAAACCAACTGACAAAACTTAACAAAGATACACGCAATCGTAAGAGAAGATTGGAGAGAGTAGTCATGGTCAAAAGGTTTGCACTCCAAAAGGTACAAGAGAAGATTGCGAGTGAAGTTGAGAAAAGTATGTCAGACAAACTTCCAGAGGTGACAGGTAAATGAAAAACGACATAAAGGATATGAACACACAGTTCATAGAACTTGTATTGCAGTTGAAGAAAGAGGGTAATGACCCACTTGCAATTGCTGGTTGTATGTTAGCAGGTGCAGTTCAGATGTATCAATCAGAGTTGGGTCAAGAAACAACTTATGATTTGTTAGACCAGATTGCAAATGGTGATGATGATGTTGAAATTGATATAAGTGTTGACAAAGAAACAATACACTGATATACTATGTGTATAAGGAGATTATATTATGGGATTGATGCCAGTATATTATACTACCACCAAACTGAGTGGTAGAAGAAAGAGTTCAGTTCGTGAGAGAAGGTTGAGAGATGACCATGAGAAATGGTTGAAAACTATGGGTATAGACAAGCCTTGGAAATCAAAATCCGAACCCCTAAAAAAATCAGCGAAAAAATCTGAGAGATATCAGAGTGTAGGGAATGGTATCGGTAATGGTTATGTTAAGACGACTTCTGCGTTAAGTGGTGATTATATCATAGGACAAGCGTATAATAAAGGTAATCTAGTTGTCCTAAGTAAAGATGATGCAAAAGATGAAACAACAGGAAAGAGAAGATGATTAGAGTATTTCGTGACCAACTGAATAATGACTTAACTAAAGATATGTTGAAAGAACTACAGAGTTCTAAGTATATAAAACATGGGTGGGCTTCTGGTGGAGAAAGTAAAGGTTCTACCAATACAGATTTTGACATGACATGGCATGCAATGAAAAGACATGATGAACTGATGGGTATACTTCACTTCACCATTAGTGACTACATTGGAGAGTTGGACATGGATTGGTTTACAGGGTGGAACGGATACTCAAAACCTCGTTACAATCGCTACACGAAGAATACAAAAATGGAGATGCACTGTGACCACATACACACATTGTTCACAACAAACGCAGACCCAGAACCAAAAGGTGTTCCTATACTGAGTATAGTGGGTCTACTCAATGATGACTTTACAGGTGGAGAGTTTGTTATAGGAGAAAAGAAGATTAATCTAACAGGTGGTGACATAGTTATGTTTCCATCTAACTTTATGTTTCCTCACAAAGTGAATACTATCAACAATGGTGAAAGATATTCTTTTGTGAGTTGGGTTTGGTAATGGACGACTTTCGTGGCAAGTTTTGGGTATTTGATGATGTCATTGATAAAGAGTATCAAGAAAGAATTAAGAATACACTTCTCTCACATGAAACAAATTGGTTCTACAATCATAACATCAATATCAACGCAGACATGGAGCCTAGACCATGTTTCTCTCACAGATACTATGAGTCAGAGTTTGATTTGCATACTGCAACAGGAACACAATACAACGAACTAGAACGAAGTTACTTACATGATATGTTAGTACCCATGATAGATGCATCATGTAAGAGTGTAGATTATAACTACAGATATATTATACAGGGTCGGTCTTTTCTACAATTACCCCTCAAGGGATTGTCAGACGAACTTGATATCAATCATGTGGACAGAACAGAAAATCATCTTGTGATACTTTACTATGTAAAGGACTCAGATGGTGACACTATCCTCTACAAGAACAGATATCAAAATAAATTTATGCCTGGTTACTATACACCAGACGAAGAAGAAGAAACAACGGAGTTGGAAAGAGTGCCACCAAAACAAGGAAGAGTGGTAATCTTTGATGGTGCGTTCTACCACACAGCAGAACAACCACAGAAAGATGTACGACTTATAATTAATTATAATGTTATCTAAACAAATTAAGAAATATGTCGTTTATATAAATAGGTATGTAAGGATAGAGAGATGCAAATAGGAACAGTTACAAATCAATATATAAACAACTATCATAACACTGCGTCTGTCCAAACCTATAACGCACAACAGGTAAGACAGGTTCAGCATATGTCTGAAACACGATTGATGGAATATCATCAAGAACAATATCGTGAACAACAGAGATGGTTAGCTTATATATTGATGATGCAGTTCTTTTCTAAGAACCAGATGTGGAATTTGTTAGATCAAATGCGTATCCATAGGACTCTCGACATCTCTGCCTGATGGCGAAGAAAACTCCCCCAGTAGAATACATAAAAGATGGGCCTATAATGTCCTGTCTAAAAAAACCTCAACTCATGTTTGTTCGTAGTGAGAAGTCTATCTTTATGACAAAAAGAAAAATGAATGATGAGATCAACAAAGATTGGAAAAAGAATATCGCATCCATGCCTATCTGTTGTGGTCGATATATAAAGTAATGAAGAATATAATTGTTGTGGGTGGTGGTAGTGCTGGTGTCATGTCAGCATATACTTTAAAAAAAGTTTTCCCAGAAAAGAACATTACTATACTTGAGAGTGAGAACGTACCGACTGTCGGTGTCGGAGAAAGCACGTTAGGTGGTATCAATCAATGGATGTCTATGGTTGATTTACACGAAGAAGATTTTATGAGAGAATGTAATGGTTCACTCAAGATGAGTATTCGTTTTGAAAACTTCTACCAGAAAGGTGATGGTGGGTTTCACTATCCTTTCGGCCGACCAGACATTTCCGATAGTATTGCAAATCTAAACGACTGGTATTTCAAAAAGATATTATATCCAGACACACCTGTGACAGATTACGCATTGACTCATTATCCTATGATGTCACTTGTTAATAACAACACCATACTTACTGATGAGATGAACAAGACACTTCAACTGTGTCCTGACCTTTACTCTTATAAGAAAGAGGTTGCATATCATTTTGATGCAGTAATGTTTGCAAACTGGTTGAAGAAAAGATTTGTAGATATCGGTGGGGTCGTGGAGAAAGGTGATATCAAAATCGTTAAAGAAAGCGATAATGGTATCGACACGATAGTTACAGACAAACTGGAGAGATACACCGCTGACTTGTTCATTGATTGCACAGGTTGGAAGTCTTTACTTCTTGGTGAAACTTTGAAAGAACCATTTGATAGTTACGCAGATATGTTACCAAATAACAAAGCGTGGGCTACACATCTACCTTACACAAACAAAGAGAAAGAAATAAAACCATACACGAACTGTACTGCACTCGACAATGGGTGGGTGTGGAACATTCCCCTGTGGAGTAGAATAGGTACAGGATATGTTTACTCTGACAAGTATGTAAGTGATGATGATGCACTAGATGAGTTTAAAAAATATCTTGGTAGAGATGACCTAGAGTTTAGAAAACTTACAATGAGAGTTGGACTACACAAAAGAATATTTGTAAAGAATGTTTGTGCGATAGGATTGTCTGCTGGTTTCATAGAACCACTTGAGAGTAACGGACTATTGAGTGTGCATGAGTTTCTTGTTAGACTTGTAAAGGTACTTAGAGATAGACCTGTAGTTTCAACTTTTGTCAAAGACCAGTTCAACGCAAACTGTAAAAAGTTTTTCAAAGAGTTTGCAGAGTTCGTTGCATCGCACTACGCATTATCAATCAGAGATGACACGGAATACTGGAGAGATATACAAAGAAGAGATTACGGAGTAGAAAGTAGTATCAAGAGAATAGATAGTACGTTTCAGAATATTAACGAGTGGAGTTTCGATAAGTTTCACTATCCTAATTTTTCTGGAATGAATTGTATTGCGGCTGGTATGAACTTTCACCCCACAGATGAACACACACTAAAGTATGGGACTCGTGAAAGTGACCTAAATATTTTTAGTGACAAGTGGAACAAAAGAATAATGCAATTAGAAAGAAGAAAGGAAGAGTGGGATACAAAAGCGAAGAAGTGTCCTAGTCTTTATCGACACTTGAAGAAGTTGCACATAAGGAGTATATGATGAGTGGTTATCAACACAAGGCAAAGTTCTCTAGAGAAATGAAGAAGAAGTTCTTCTCAGTTTGTGTAGATGATTTTTTTCTCAACCCAGATGAAATTAGAGAGTGGGGACTGTCGTTAGATAAAATTCCTAGTGGTGATGGTTCATGGCCTGGAGTAAGAAGTGACGAACTATTCAAAGTAAACAATGTAGTCAATCAACATATCATATGTAAGATATTATCTGCGTACTTTGATATGAGTTATGTTAACTTTGGTTGGACACATAGTAATGCGTGTTTTCAACAAATACCTAAGATGTCTGTCAATGAGGGTTGGGTTCATCAAGACACAAGTGCAGACAAAGGTGATATAGATTTAGCAGGACTGATATACCTCACACCAGATGCAGACCCAAATGGTGGAACGTCATTGATGAGAGTGAAACCAGAATACAAAAACAAATTAGTTTCTAAGACTAATCCAGAGAAACATTTTTATTATACAGGTGGTGAAATCTCAGATGAGGATTATACTACAGCTCTCAAAAGAAATAATGATAAGTTTTATGAAACTGTTAGGTTTCAGAATATCTACAACAGATTAATAATTTATGATGCACAGGAGTTTCACAGAGCAAATAGTTTTGATGTTGGTGATAGTGATAGACTCACACTTGTGTTCTTCATAGGTGGTATCAGTAGTGACACATTACTACCCAGAGAACGAGTTATTAACGAGGACTTTGATACAACCATAGAGTCTGCGATTAAGTTGAAGACATGGAAATAAAAAACTACAACGAACCTTTTCCTTACATCATCATAGATGATTATTATGATGAGGGTGAACTCTCTTTGATATGGGAAGAGTTAGACTTTCTTTGTTATCCTACTAAGTTACGAAGAGCGACTGTACAGAGTGGTGGAGCTCAAACACCAGAGGGAACACTACTTAAATTAAATTATCATTCATACCTAGATGGACTGTATGCGTTCAGAGATATGTCAAACATATTGATGGTCAACAGAAAACTATTTGGAAATGGGTATGAGATATTTCGTCAACACGACTCATGGTTTTTTAAAAACTTACACATCAACAAAGACAACACACAAGTAGGATACTACGAAGAGAATGATGAGTACAAAACTCACATCGACTCTTCTACTGTTACATCTCTGACATGGTTATACAAAGAACCAAAAAGATTTACAGGTGGTGATTTAATTTTACCAGACTATGACACAGAAATAAAATCATACAACAACAGAACATTTATATTCCCATCATTTATTAAACACGGAGTTGTACCTGTTAAGATGGAAGAACAATATAGGAATACCAAGAGTGGTAGATTCTGTATCAGTCAATTTGGTCAACTCGACATGAATACTGTGATGCCTCCATGATAGAATATTTCATCTATCTCACTTTATGTTATATGTGTGGTAATCTATCTTGGGTTGCGTACACAAGTAATGCAATCAGTTGGCAAGAATTACTCTTAATCTGGATTTTACTTTTAATTACTTTCACTCTATAACTATTCTTCTCTAAGTCGTTATTATAAATAATACTGCGAGTTAGAGAGAGGTACGTTAATGATTGATCCAGTAACAGCACTAGGTGTTGCAACCACAGCCTTTAATGCAATTAAGACAGGTTTCCAAGCAGGGAGAGATGTTGAAGGTATGGCAGGTGATATGGCCAGATGGATGGGAGCAGTTAGTGATATTAAAAAAGCAGAAGAACTAAACCAGAAACCACCATTATTCAAAAAACTATTTGCGGCTGGTTCTGTAGAAGAGGAGGCATTGCAAACACTTATGGCAAAAAAGAAGACAGAGGATATGAGAGATCAACTCAAGAATATTATTATGTTTTCCAGAGGTCATGGTGCTTGGGAGGAACTACTCAGAACAGAAGCAGACATTCGTAAGAAACGTCAGAAGATGATTTACGACCAAGAAGAAAGATGGAGAGTAATCTGGGAGTGGGTTGGAATAACAGTTCTCGTTGCTCTAGGAGTTGGGTTTATAGGTTTCCTCTTTTATCTTTATCTTTCCACCAGAGGTTATGTCTAAGTGTTAGATGTCATTGAGTACTTTCTTGAGTACTTTGATATGTACTATTACTTGTTTGTGCCTTGGGATTTCCACAACACAGCATGGGTCATTCTTGGACTCATATATTATCTACATAGATTGAACACACGATATGTCCTATCAGAAAAATCTCAAAACTCTTTCTACTATTCAGAAGATTAATATTTGTGCATGGGTAGTCATATACCTTACAATCTTTTCACAACCACTTCTTGCAGAAACAAAACAACCAGATAACATCATTCAGTGTTTCAGTTGTTTTCTCAAGAAGTTTTCAGATTGGACTTGGGATCAAGAGAAGAGATTAGGTAAACGTGAAGACCCTAAGTATGTAACCTGTAGAAGATTTAAAAGAGTTCAAGCAAGGAACGGACAACAAGTCTGTATCTATAAAGGTGCGAATAATACTTTCACATTAGTTGTCGAGGGCCAATGTCCAGCAGAGTATCGTTGCAAATATGACCCCAACGGAAAAGAACCAAACATAGATAGTGTGTTAGATTCTCTCAACGATAAGTTTAAATAAAACTCATAAATAACTCTGTAAGGGAGTCTATTTATGCAAAACTTTATGGGAATGGATGGTTTCGTCTGGTTTGTCGGAGTTGTAGAAGACAGAGATGACCCATCACAACTTGGTCGTGTGAGAGTTCGTTGTATGGGATATCACACAGAAGATAAAATAAAAATACCAACAGAGGATTTGCCTTGGGCTCATGTCATGCATCCTGTGACAGACCCATCTAATAGTGGTATGGGTAATACACCATCATTCATGATAGAGGGAACACACGTTATTGGTTTCTTCATGGATGCAGAGGACAAACAACAACCTGTAATCATAGGAACACTGCCTGGAGTTCCAGAAGAATTAGGTGACCCAAACAAAGGTTTCAATGACCCTAATCGTAGAAGTTCCGACCCATCTAAATCAGATTATAATGTTTCCGTATATCCTAGAACTGCTGGAGAGGCAGACACAAATAGACTCGCAAGGAACTTTGAAGTAAGAGATACTATCGTGGGTGACAAGAGAGCCCAAAGACTAGAGGGTATACGTTCTGCTGATGGAACTGTTTTTGATGAACCAGAAACAACTTATAATGCAAGTTATCCTAAGAACCATGTATTCGAGTCTGAGTCTGGTCATGTGGTTGAGTATGACGATACGCCAGGCAGACAAAGATTTCACCAGTATGCAAGTTCTGGAACTTTCACAGAAGTAGATGCAATCGGTAACAGAACTGACAAAGTACAAAACAACAATTACAGAATAACAAAGTCAAGTCTATTTGAGTTCATACAAAACGATATGCACTTAACCATAGACGGAACACTTAACATCAAATGTACTAATCTGAACATAGAAGTAGAAGATGATGTCACAGAGGATATCGGTAGAAATAGAACAACTAGGATTGAGGGTACTGAGGCACTTGATATAAATGGTGAGGTACTAGAAACATTCAATGACAAATACACCAGAAGTATTCATGGTGCAGTAGATGAGAGATATGGTGATAAGATAGATAGGTATCATTCTGGTATTGTCACTAATAATCATGAGGCGAACTTATTACACTTTGTTAAGGGTGGTGATACAGAGTTTCATGTAACGAGGTCTGATGATGTTGGTGGTGCATTTGATATCTTCACTACCACAACTGTAAATATAGATACTGCATCTTTTGATGTTGATGCATCTACAGTCGCAGCTATAACTTCTGCAACCACAACTATCAATGGTTCAACTGCATCTAACATAAGAGGTGCGACTGTAGGTATAAATGGTACGACTGTAGACATTGATGCAACAACGTATAATCTAAATGCAACCAGTTCTAATCTTGTTTCAGTTACCGCTGGTGCAGCCGTTCCACATTTAACAGACCCATCTATTACATCGCCTGGTTCTGCATCTGTTACAGACCCAACTGAACCAGAAGAAGAAGACCCAATCGAAGTTCTTCTCCCAGAGATACTTACATCTGAACCTAAGTCATCACTTGTTGAGGGTGTTGGTGAAGATGACCCACAGGGAGAAGATGCAGATGGTAATCCTGTAAATCTTGCACCTAGATCTGGTAGAAGTGAGGGTGGAGTTGCAGTGGGTGGTTCATCTCCTGCTGGTGGTGGAGATGCAGATGCAGTCATATCACCTCCAGGCGATTGTACTAGACCAGAACTAGGTTCTCAGTCTGCAAGGTTTGAGTCTAATGGAAACCCAGCCGCAATCAATACAAAATCATACAAAGATGATTTAGGTGGTTGGTCTTATGGTTCTTATCAGATTGCGACAAAGGTTGGTGCAATGAATAAGTTCTTAACATTTCTTGGAACTGATTCTAATGGTTTCTCTGACTTTTCAAAAGCACTTGAACAATCAGGAGGTAATGTTGGTGCAACCAGAGGTGCATCAAGTTTTAGAAACAAGTGGGTAGAACTTGCAACTAATGAAACTACTGCAACCAGATTCCAAAAAGCACAACATGATTACATACAAAGAAAGTATCATGACGTTGCAGTTCGAAAGATAAAGGGAAGCACAGGAATAGACATATGTGATGGTACGCACAGTAACGGATTACAAGATACTATATGGAGTACAGCAGTTCAGTATGGTGCTGGTGGTTGTCACACTATAGTCAAAGAGGCAGTTAGAAACTTAAAGGGACGAGGAAAGACAGAACCTACTGATGAGGAACTAATTAATGAGATACATGATATAAAAATTAATAGTATACCCACAAGATTTAAATCTAGTCCAAACTTACATGGTGGATTACGAAAAAGATTTGTTGCAGAGAGAAAAATTGCACTTGCAAATAATATTGCACCTGTACAAGTTGCATCTCTTGGTAGTGGATCGAGTCAAGTGGTATAAATAATATAAATTAGGAGTCTATAATGGCAGTGTATGATGCACAATCGAATAATACTGCGAGAGGTACAAGACAGTATAGAGATTTGGATTTATTTTTTGGAAAGAAAACGTCCAATAGTGATATTCAAACTATAACTGATGTACAGGCAGTCAAGAGGTCTATCCGTAACCTTGTGCAACTCAATACCTATGAGAAGTTTTTTCACCCAGAAATCGCTGGTGGTGTAAGAGAAATGTTGTTTGAACCAATGTCGCCAATCACAGCAGTAACTATTGCAAGAAAGATTGAGGACGTAATTGAAAATTTTGAACCTAGAGCCCGTCTGGTTTCAGTTCGTGCTTTACCAGACTTAGATCGTAATGCATATGAGGTATCAGTAGAATTTTATGTTGTTAACACTCCGACTGAATTAGTAGATATGTCAGTCATGTTAGAAAGATTACGATAATGGCAGTAAACGATAGAAGATTAAGTATTACAGAATTTGACTTTGATGACGTAAAGGATAATTTAAAAGTATTTCTAAAAGGACAATCAGAGTTTAAGGATTATGACTTTGAGGGTTCTGGTATGAACATCATGTTAGATTTACTTGCATACAATACTCACTATCTTGGGTTCAATGCGAATATGCTCGCAAACGAAATGTTTCTTGACAGTGCATCACTTAGGTCAAGTGTTGTATCACACGCAAAGACTCTAGGATATGAAATACAATCTGCAAGAGCCCCTATCGCAACTGTCAATGTCGCATTGACAA